CCGAAACAGTTAAATCGATATAGGTATTTATTAATTCACTTACATCTACAGTGGCATCGGCATTTATTAAAACTTCAATTGTATTATCAACTATAGAATAAGAAATATATCCGTTTATATAAGTAGATATTAAAAAATCATAAGTTAATTGTATTGTTTCCTCTAAAGTAGTGCCTATTGGTAGTTCGTAAAAATTAGTTATAGGGTCACCATTGGGTATAAACTCAACTTTTAACTCGCTCGTTCCAATACCATAATACAATTCATAACCATCTACAGTTATTGTATAACTAAATCCAGGGCCTGTAGTTACTGGTTGGTCTAAAAAGTCTATTACTATTTTATTTGCCATATTATAAACCTAAAGAACCGCCTAAGCGTCTATTTGCGTTTAACGTATTACTTAAAACTCCTATTAATCTTTGACCTGATATCTCGAAAACAACAGTTCCGCCCCCGTCACCACGAGAAGAAAAACCACCACTTGTAAAACTTTGATTATTTGCACCCGAACCGCTCGCACCCGAAGCACCGCCTCCGCCTCCTTGCCCTACTCTTTTCGCACTTGAAGATATTGCTGCACCAATAGCAACTAATGCAACACCCGCAGCAGCTAAAGCTACAGGGTTGGCAAAAGCCTTTTTCATCCACATTACAACTGCAGCGTAAGCCTGTGCTAAAATACCCATTTTTACTAATTCCGAACCTATTGCCTTAATTGTTTTACCTATTGAATCTAATAAGAAAGAACCTAAAGCCTCTAAAACACTTGTGCCTGTAATCAAAGCGTTTCCTAATGTTTCACCAAAACCAATTAATGCGGCTTCAAATCCTGTTTCTAATATTTCAGAAAAAACAATTCCAAACTCGGCCCACATCATATTGAATTTAGCCAACTCGACAGATGTCGTGTTTTGCATCGCAACAAGAGAAGTGCGCATTATTCCAGGCAACTCTTTTATTTTATTTCCAAAAGAGTCTATTTGACCATTAAAAACCGCTATTCCATTAACATCAAATAAAGGCGCAGGAATAATTGTATTACTTACCCCTGATACTTGCGGGGTTACGAAAGTTTTAACCTCTTTACCTGCTTTTTTCTCTAATAGTTTTATAGACTCGGAAGTCTTATCGTTTAATCTTTGCGCAAGTTTATTTTGTTGTTCTTGTATTTCGGCTATTTCTTTGTTTAAATCTCTGACTCTTGAAGTTGCCGAAGCTAAACGACCCTCACTACTTAATCCCGTTGCTCCTGCTGTTCCACCTGTCACAACAACCTTATTTTTTAATGCGTCTTGGGCTTTTTGTAATTTTAATAAAGCTTGCTCTTGTTTAATTTGTAAATCTAACTTTTTAGAAGCTAATTCACCAATCTTATCGGCTATTGCAGTAGCTTCTGCACGTGCAATAATAGCTTTTGTCAACTCTTTTGTTACGGTTGTTAAATCACCGTTTAATATTTTTTCTTTTGATAAGTTACCAAAATACGCAGGGTATTTACTTTGTAATTCCTCAACCGCTGTTAATCTATCTTTACGGCTTTTTACATCGTCTTGCGCTACAGAAACTAAAGCATTTAAACCTGCTATTTCTTGTGCTGATATTTTTGCAGAATCAGTAGCGATTTTATTTAAAGAAGCACCAAACGCATCAAACTTACCTGTAGCTTTGTCAATTATATCACCTACAGTTAACCCGCTTTGAGCTAATAAAGTAAATCCTGTAGTAAGTAAAGAAACCCCTAATAATAAACCGCCTGTACCTGCTAAAGAAGAAGCTAAAGCCTTTAATGCCCCGCCCGTACTTCCTGTTTGTTGTCTTAAATAACTAAAGCTTTCAGCGGTTGCGGTTAAGTTGTTTCCAATACCTATAATGCCAAAAGGGGCATCTTGTGCAATACGTGAAAACTGCATTAAGGCATTTGAACCGTTTGCAACTTTCGGTACTAAGTTTTTAAATTCTTGCCCTGAGTCTTTAAGTGTATTTTTAAGATTGTTTAAATTATTCTTAGCATCTTTTATCTGTGCGTTTATTTCGGCCGTATCTAGGCCTAATTTAAGTCTATCAAGTTTTATCTTTGATAGTTCCTTAATATCAAACTCAACCTCTTTAAGTTTTTTCTCAAAGTCTGTAATGTCCGCACCAATTTGTACCTCTAATTTTCCGCCTGCCATTTTAATTAGGTATTATTTTGCATCTTATCCTGATACTTTTTATATTCGTTCAAGAACCTTTCTCTATGTTCGTCTGATATTCCTCCTGTATTTTTTCTATCACCATTCAAAGGTAAAAAAACCTCTTTACGCTTTACCATTTTTTTAGGGTCTTGGTGTGGCGCAATGTAATTTATCCACATCAACTCTCTCATCATTTGCCACTTATATAAATCCCGCCTTTTATATGCAAAAAGCCTGATTTGAAATTCTGCCCACGTCATATCGTAAACGAAATCCAAATCAGGACAATTAAGTTCACCCAAAGCAAAAGCTATTACATCTTCACTCCAGTTTATTTTTTCGTTGCTTTTTTTTTAACATCTTTATCTTGCGGAACGTCTTTAACTAAAGACTGTCTAAAAGCCGTAAAGAAATCTACTATTACAGTGTCATCCATTCCTATTTCATCAATCCAATCAGCCACATCAAAAGAATCAAAAGGTGCGTTTTCGTTTTTACGTGTATATCCAAAAACTAAAGAATAATACATTATTAGTGGCATCCATTTAAAAGGATTGTTGATTAACTTTTCGTCAATTTCATTTATTCCGATATCTTCCTTTTCAAGTAAATTACCTAAAAATCCTAAACCAAAATAAAAAGTGCGTTCTTCGTTTCCAAAATTTAGTTTTATTTGTTTCATAATTATGCGTTAGGGTCAACCAATACAATAGCACCATCACCATCAAAAGTAGCTGAGAAAGTTGTAACCTCGTCACCGCTTCCAAACTCTGCTGATAAGTCTGTGATATAAGCATCACCATAATATTTAACAGATGTCGCGTCATCTACGTTTGTGTCCAATTTCCAAGTTACTAATGTTTTATTTTGTTGTAATAAAAATAAAGCATCGTGTGATTGTTTAGCGGTATCCCCACCAACAGTAGTGGTGTCGATATATTCACCCTCTGCATCGATTGAATAGTTAAACTGTCCTGGAGTTTTCTTAACCACACCTGGAAAACACTTAGTCGTACTTTCAATCATTGAAAGAGTCGTGTTTAAGCTGTTAGAAGTTAAACACGCAATGGGTTTATATGCGGAAGTATCCCAAATGTATAAAATCCCTTTTTCACCTCTTATACTCATAATTTCTTTTATTTATAAATTAATAATTTCTTTCAAAGATAGTAAATTTATTTATAATCATTCTAAATAATTAAAATATTTTATTCAAGGGTTAAAATTACTCTTATAAAGTTTCTGTAAACCGTTTGCGTTTCCGTGCTACTGTCTAAATTACTTGGGAACTCATATCTTCTATTAAGAACCGTATATCCTGAGATATCTATATTTTCAATCAATCCTAAAATAGTATTTTCCATATCGTCATTAATCAATCTACTACCTACATTTCCCGCGCCGTTGTAAATACAAACAATATCCAACAAAGTAAAAGAAACCCAACGATTACCACATTTAGTCGCTTTGTCTATTTCTTTATCTTGTGTGGATATAATAACATATTCAGTAGGGTTAGTGTCGCCTGTAACCTGAGCAGTAAAACAAGAATAAGTAGGGCTTATAGCGTCATATAATGCCTTACGCACGTATTTGTTAGGATTTACCATTTATTTTGTTTTACCGTATTTTTCTAATACCTTTTTTAACTTTTCAATATACTCTATTCGACCCCTTAATAATGCGGGATAAAGATATGGTCTTGCTCTTAAATTTATTTGCTTTATTCCTTTACCTTTAAACTTAATAGCCATTTCTTTTAACTCGTTTGGCACTTCTACTAAACCTCCTGTGCCAAATTCAACAAACGGGGCGTAAGGCGCTAATACTCCACCCGCTTCAATACTCCAGTTAAACTCATCTTCTTTTACCGATTGTATTGATTGCCCTAATTTACCTGTATCAACAGGAGCGTTTGACTTTGCATAGCTTTCAATCTTACGTGCCATTTGCTCGGTAACACCCGCAATGTCTTTTTCGGCTTCTTTACCAAACTTACGTAAATCTGAAATAACACTATTTATCCCTTTTATCGACATCACTCCCTTTGAGTTGCTAATATCTCAGCATCGATGTTATCTAAATCCTTATTTAAAATACTATCGATGTTATAAATCAATCCGTTATACTTAATGAAATTGTCTTTAATCGATAAATCTAAATCGTATCTATTACGAACAGTAAACACCGTTTGCGTAAAGTTATCATTTTGTCCGTTTTCGTTTAACCTACTTGAACGCTTTGCCGTAACATTTGCCCAAATTGAAAAGTCTAAAGCGGTTGTAACGGTTGTACCACCGTAACCATCAGGAACGTTGGTAGTTTTCCAAACCTCGATATACTTAGTGTATTTACGTGCTAATGCCATTATATAAAACGTCTGTTTAAATCGATGTTAGCCATTACAAAATCAGGGATTGTATTCATAGCGTTTTTAGTTTCTGAATTATAGAACCAAAAGTTTATAATTTGCAAAGCACAATCGATTAACTCTACAGGAATGTCCTCCAACGCTTCATAACCAATAGTCAAAGTAACTACATCGTTAACCGTTGGTACAATAGCATAAAGTGGTCTATACGTAATATCTAATTCAGTAACTGAGTTATCAATAGGATAATCATAAACCTTAACCTGTTGCACTAAAGCACAATCCTTATAGTAAACCTTATCACGGGTTTTAAATATGTGATTTGTGCGCTTTTCGATATATGACAAAGCACTATTAATCATACCTGTTATTTCATCGTCTGTAATGGTTTGACCCTCGTCGATTTTTAGGTATAACTTAGCTTGTTCTAAACTAATAACGTCGGTGTAGTTAGTCATTTTTCTTATTTGATTTTTTAATTATCTTATCGGCTTGTGCTGGCGTTATCTCAGTTGATACATCAGCGTCTTTTAAATAACCAACTAAAGGTAAAGCCTCTGCATCTGTTAACTCTATAATATCGCCTACAATATAATTCTTTTGTTCCGATAGTTTAAAAAACGGTTTTTTAATTTTGTATTTCATAACAATATTTATCGTTTAAATTATAAGGTACGTTTTGAGGGAATTCTATCTCTAAAGTCTGATTGCTACAATCGTTTTTAACTCTTAACACAACACCACCGTTACTTAAATAAGATTTATAAACAACTGTACCACAATTACAGTCTAATTGCTCCCCTGATTCTTCGCTTTGCTCTGCGCTACAACCCACTAAGGATAAAATAGCAATTAATAATAGTTTTTTCATGTTTTTTGTTTATAAAGTCAAAGATATAAAAAAAACCGTTTGAATTAACAAACGGCTTTAAAAATATTATTTACCAACGATTATACCGCTGTAAAGTCACCGTAAACCAACGCTAAAGGCTGTTCTACTGCTAAAGCAACTTGCGCTTCAATACGTGCAGTAATATTGTTGTTTACAAAGTTAGAACCCTCAGTTTCAGAAAACTCTAAAGATAATCCCTCAGTAGTTACTTTATTAACTCTTGTCCAATCACCAACAAAGTATTTGTTAGCAGGTAACCAAGTGGCTTTAAATACTTGCACCCCTGCAACTCTTAAAACTCCACCCTCGTAAGTAACGGCAGACTCTAAGTCTTGTTTTGCAGTTTTCAAAATATCTAAGTAATCAGATGGTCTAATTACGATACCATTTACAGTATAGTTAGCATCTTCTAATTTACCAATTTCATTGATAAGCATTTCAGATTTTGAACTACCTGTGATAATCTCGGTTGACGCTGTAGCATCAGTAGCTAAGATAGTGTTAAACGCTGTATTCTCAGCTTTCCAATAGTCACGTCTTAACAAGTCAGGAATAGCACTTGTGATATAAGACAAGTTGTTACGCATTTTTTTAGAGTAACGAGCGAAACCTGCGATAAAGTTTGTTGAAACGTCAACCGCTGTAAAGTCGTAATCTCTTTGAGATTTAGCACTTCCCTCAGTTTGAGCAGCAATAGAACCCTCTCCCGCACCCTCTACTGTATAGGTATAAGTGCCACCGTTAATAGAAATGTTACCTGTTAAGTCGGCAACGTTAACCATTTGAGCAGGGAATTTAACAATATCAAAATTATAATCTCTTGGCTCTTCACCTGTGAAATTTGCAGTAGTCATATTGCCTACAGCTTTCAATCTTACTTTGTTGTTTTCACCAACCCCTGCGATTTTCTCAGCATTGTCTTTAATAACCGCTTTGATAGCGTCAACTCCTTTGTTTGCGTTTGCAGTAGTTTTTTCCTGTAGTTTCAAATCCAATTTATCTGCGTGGTCTTGCACCGCTTTTAAGTCAGCAGTAAATTTAGCTTCCATAGCTTCTTTTACTGATTTCAATTCAGCATCAAATGAAGCCTTAACTTCTGCTGTTAATTTTGTTTCAAAAGCATCCAATGCGCTTTTTACTTCTGTAGTGGTTTTAGTTTCTAAACCGCTTTTAATGTTTGCCAATTCGGCTAATAATTTTTCGTCCATTATTTTAAATTTAACGAGTTTGTAAATGATTTTAAAGTGTCTATAATCGGCTCTAAATTCGGAGTGTCATCCAACGGCTCGTTATCGAGTGATTTTAATAAGTTTTCAATTTGTCTTAATCTTTCATCTGAATAATCTAAATCGTATGATTTTTGTATTAATTCCATTAATCCATAATCTGATT